ACCAGCCGGTCCTGGAGGTCGATCTGCGCCTTGATGAAGTTGACGAGTTCATAGGCCCCATAGGAAAGGCCGCCCAGGATGCCAAGGATGTTCTTGACGGAATCGGCGGCGCGGCGGATGTCGCGGAAGCCCTTGTCCACCGTGGACACGACCTTGTTCATGTCCTGCTGCAAACGGGCGACGTTTGCAACGAAGTCAATGTCTAGGCGTGGCATTTATCGCTTTCTCCGCTTTTTCTGCTGCTTGGCAAATGACTTCCTCGCATCAGACTCGTCGAACTTCTCGTACTTGAACGGCATGAAGTCATCGGGCGTGCGCGCGGCGGTGTCCTTGCCGCGATTGATGTTGAACAGAAGCGATGCAAGCATGGCTGAGCGCAGATCGCCTCGCTGCTCGTCCCACGGGTTCAACCGGAAGTCCGTCCAGTGCTCGACGAACTCCTGCGCCGACATGCGCTCGGACAGTTCCTCGGCCGTCATCCCCATCGTGCGGGCCAACAGCAGCAGGAAGCGGTAATCCGGGCGCTTTCTTATTTTTTTTCGGCGTCCTCCGCGTCAATGCCGGACAGTTCGCGGATCTTGTTGTACAGCTTGAGGCTGTCGGCAATGTGCCCAACGCCCCACGATCCCCATTCTTCCTCGGTGAAAATGGGGAACTCGTCGGCGTCCACGACACATTCGGACAGCACTCGGGCGAGCGGCATGGTGTCGCCCTTCTCGACCGTTGCCCGGACAATCGCCAGATAGGTCGGCAGGGTCATCTGCATGACCTTGACCTCGCCGCCCAGCGACTCGACCATCACCGTCTCGGCTTTGCGCGTCGGGCGCGAAATATCGGCCCGCTTCAAAAGAGCCATGCAGCCTCCCGGTTATCAGCTTGCGTAGAAGACGATGCGATTGCCCTGCAACGTGAAGTTGCAGGTCGTCTTGGCCGGCTGGCCCTGCTCCATCTGGAACGCGTCGCCCATCGCCACCAGGCCGTTGAACACCGCGAGGCTCGAATCTGAGAATGTGATCTTGAACGCCCGCCCGGTCTTGGTCTTGGTCGCGTTCTGGAGGTTGAGAAGGGCCGTATCGGCCGCCTCCCACAACGCGCCGATGGACCCCTTGACCGCCGACAGGAACCCGTAGGTGATCCGGCGCTGGGTGTCGGACAGCGTGGTGATGTCGATCTCGTCCACCGACTGCTGATCGACCGATAGCGAGGTCGCCAGCCCGAGGGTGTCCCAGCCCGTCACCTCGTTGGCAACGCCGGAGGTGAAGGTGCTGAAATCGGTCGAGTCGATGCCTTCGCACTCGAAGGTGTTGGCCGTGACGTTCGCCACCCGAACGGCCTGACCGTCCAGCTCGATCATGCCATTCAGGTCGAGCACAACGATGTCGCCGTTGGACAGGCCGTGCGAGGTCGAGGTCACGACGGCGGGATTCGCCTTCGTGATGCCGGTGATCGTGAGATCCGACCCCAGCGCGTTCTGTACAGCAATGGTGCAGTTGATTCCGAGGATTGCCATGATTGTCTCCTATGCAAAAAAAAGGGCCGCAATCGCGGCCCCGTTAAACACTGACTATTACCGGTTAAGTCGCTAACTCACTTCCCAGCACGAATACCGAAGCGACACGTAGTCGAGGTCCGTGTCCGGGTCGTATTCGACTGACTCCCCCTGCAATTCGTTTGTAACCCCTGCCGTCGCCATATTGGTCTTCACGTCATCGGCCAGGTCGCTCGCCTCATCCAGCGTGTCGGCGTAGATGTTCAGGGAGAACACTCCGTTTTCAATCGTGGTGGACCGGTCGAGCGTTTGCGTCGTCTCGGTCGATTCGCGCGCGTAGACGATCACCGGGAGGACGGTCTTCTGCGGCATCTTGACCGGATAGCACCGGTACGCCCCATCGCTGGATGCAACCAGCGCTTTCAGCGCGGCGTAGATTGCCTGTTCAGCGGCCATTCCAGATCGCCTCTATGCGCTTGCCCATTCTTTCGCGGAAGTCGGTGAGAAATCTCTGGTGCCCCGAATCGAAGGCATTCCGCAGGAAGTTCCGCGCTTTCATCTTCTTCGTCCCGCGTTCCACGAAGTACCAGTAGAACGGATCCTGCCACTGCTCCGAGATCCGCACACCGTACTTGCGCTTCGACACGGCCGAGGCCAGCTTTGCAGCCCGAACCTGACGGCGCGACAGCTTGCGAACGCCAATGGTGACGCCACGATTCAGGCTCCCGCGCACCCGGAAGTTCTTCATGCGGATGCTGCGGCGCAGTACACCGGCTCGGCGGTAGGTCGTGCTTTGCGCCAGAACCGGCGCGTTGGCCTTGGCCTGACGGAGGATCGGGGCCGCGGCCTCGCGCAGCGCCTTGTCCACTTCCTTTCTGGCGACCTTCTCGGGCAGCTGCTTGAGCGCGGCGGCCAGGGCATCAAGCCCCTTCACCTCGATCCTGATCTCGCTCATGCCCGCCTCAGGACCGTTGGAATATCAAGCCCGGCCCGGCGCCCGATCTCTGCCGGAACGCCCACGATGTCGTAGTAGTCCCCGCCGTGCTTGATCCGCATGTCGGTCGTGATCCCGTTCACCCAGCGGATGCGGAACACGGTGTCCACCGTCGCGTTCATCTGCTGCGCGGTAAACCGTTCCGAGGTCCGGCCATGTGACACCTTGGCGTAGACCTTGGCGAACTCGCGCCAGTATTCGGTCGGCTCGCCCGAATCGCTCTGCGTGTAGTCCTGAACCTCGATTGTGACCAGCCGGTCAAGTTCCCCGGCGCGCATCAGAAGGTCCAGACGCGATACGGGGCCAGCAATGCCTGCACCCCAAATGGAACCTCCGTGATCGGAGCGCCGACAATCGCCGCCTCGCGCCGCTCGTAGAGTTCGCCGACCAGCAGCAGCATGGCCTGAATGATCGGGCGCGGAATCTCGCCCACGAAATGAACCCCGGTGCCGGGCGTGGTGATGTCGATGGCCGACCCACCTGAGGTCGCGGCCACCTTGAACGTGTCGCCCGATACGTCGCGGACGTAGTAGTCCGTGTTCGCCACAAGCCCCCCTGGCAGCGACCCGCCCGTGTTCCAGAACCGGACCGGATCGGTGTCGGCGTAGGAATGCCCGACCGCCGTGAGCACGTTCGTCGCGGCCACCGCCGTCATCGTCGCGGCATACCCGGCCACAAATCGCACGGTCACGTCATTGATGTGCCCGTAGGTCGAGGGCCACGTCTTGCTGTACGCCTCGATGACCTTGGCCGGTTCGCTTACATCGTCCACCGTGTACTCGGTCGTCGCCAGCGTCTGCTGGTCGCCGTTCGTGTCGTTGTACTTGATCCACGTCACGGACCGCAGCGGCGAGCGGTTGATGTCGATGCAGGCCGGGAACTTCTGCAACGTCAGATCCCACGTTTGAGCCAGCAGCGCCCGGCGCGTGTATTCCTCGACCCATTGGCGGGCTTGAGAGACAAGCGTGCCAATCAGGGTGTTCTCATCATCCCCCGTGATCCGAAGCCAGGACTTCGCCTCGGTGACGGATACCGGCTCGAGCGCCGGGCCGGAAACGCGCTTTAGCATCAGCGTGCCTTTTTCGGCTTGCCGCGCTTGGGCTTCACGGCTTCCGGCTGCTCGACGGCAGGCCGGATGAACCCGCGCGCGATCAGGTAGTCGCGGTAGGTGCCGGGCGGTTCCACGATGCCGCCCTTCGGGATGGCGTTAAACTGCCGCAGCACTTCGCATTTCATTTCCATACCCCCTCGGGTTCCCCGCTCGACCAGAACTCGGACGGGTGTTGGTGAATCGGCGCGAAATCCCGCCCCGGCCAGCGGATCATCAATTCGGCATGGCCGACCGTCACGCGGTTGGCGAGGTACAGGCTATTGCCTGCCTTTTCCCACTCGCGCCAGAAGTAAATGTCGTCATCCTCGCGCCCATCGCCCCAATTTCCTGTCGAATCCGGGCGCGACCAGAACAGTGGGCGCGGCATCTGCCGCAGCTTGTCGGCGCGGATCAGCGTCAACCCAAAATGCGCGGTATTCACCTTCGCCAGTTCCGCGTCGAACAATTCGACCGGCACATGGGACAGGTTCTTTCCGTCCTCGCCGCGAATCGTCATCAGCGGGAACGCCCGGCTACGCGATGCCTGCACCGGGGCGATGGCATCGGCCTCCGGGTAGCGGCTTGCGAGGTCCAGCAAGGACTCCACATGGTCCTTTGTGAAAACCGTGTCGTAATCGACTGTCAATATCCACTCGCCACCCTCGGCGAGGGATTCGTCAATGCTGCGCTCGAGGCATTGGCCCCAAAAAGCGCCGGAGTGCTTGCGAAGCGAAATGCCCAGCTTGGCAAGCCCCTCGAAGGCGCAGAAGAAATTGTCCATGAACCCCAGCCGCGGGACGGACATGACCGCCTTGACCCGACGCGGCCACTTGGACCGGTCCGGTTTGGTGCCCGCAAGGTTCAGGCTCACCGGCAACGCGGCGCAATCCCGGATCTCGGACTTCCATCGCCGGATGTTCACCAGCCCGGCCCTATACATCGCATCTCTCAACGCCTCGGCGTCGAAGATGGCCTTGTGGTAATCGTTCTCGTCCACCTGCCCGCCCATAGCGAAGCCCTGGACGTTGAAATCATGCCCCGCAAGGTACGCGCGGGCGATCAACTCGAAATCAGGGACCGCGATCTTGAGCGTTCCGCCCGGTTTAAGGGCGCGAACCCAATCCGCCAGAACCCTTCCGATCTCGTGAAAACTGAAATGCTCCAGAACGTGCGATGCGCGAATCTCATCCACCGTTCCGTCATCACATGCCAGCGGGTACGCTTCCAATCCATACTTGCGATCCACCGGCGTATAGCCGTCAATCTGCTGCTCGCCCGATCCGATGTTGAGCTTCAAAATCCCTCCGATTGAAGAAAAGCCCGGCCCCCGCTTGGGGGCCGGGAAACGGGCCAGATAATCGCTGACCGTTACGGCAAACACCTAGCCGACGACCAGCGCCTTGACGTTGGCGGTCGTGGTGTTGACCGGCAGTTCCTCGCTCTTGAACAGATTGGCGATGGCCGTGATGTTTTGCGTGGTCAACGGGGACACGCTCACCTTGAGGTAACGCTTGCGTGCCCGGAGATCGACACGAAGCTGCACCCCCCAATCCCCGCTCGTGACGGAGTTCGGGATGGTGAAGTCGGTGTCGCCGACGAAGCCACTCACGTTGGCGAAGTTCGTGACCACCGTGTCGTCCGACTCCGACAGCTTGAGCACGGACGGGTTGTTGGTCACGGCATCGCTGGTCGTGGTGATGATGTCGATGATGGCGTAATCGTGCCCCAGCGTGTCGATGTTGCCGGACGCGGTGCCGGCGTTGGTGGTGCTCGCCTGGTTGATGGCGATAACCTGCTTGCTTGCGGGTTTCATGTGAATCCTCCTTACTCGCCGATCAGCGCGACGATGGGGCCAGCGGTGCTGGTGTCGCCGAGATCATGCACGTTGATGTCGAACCGCTCGGTGCCACGGATGCCGATCTGGTCGGTGTCGAAGTACCGATCCGTCGAAAGGGCAACCGTCACGTCGCGCCGCACGCCCATCGTCGCGGCCAGACGAAGATCCCCGAACAGGAGCATTGCCACGTTGGACAGGTCGCCGGTCGAAGTCGGCATGGACTGGCTGATGACGATGGGGTAGCCCAGGTAGCGCGGCTGAACCGAGCCGGCCAGGGTGTCCACCGTGTTGCCGCCAGCCGCCGCCACCAACCGCTCGAACACCAACGAGAAGGCCGGCTGCGAGCAGTAGAACTTGGCGTTGCGGAGCGCGTACTTCGGCAGGGCGCCCATGACAGTCGCCAGATCGGTCGCGGTGATCTCGGCAAACGTGTCATTGCCGGAAGCCGCATCCTTCGCGCCGGCGGTGTGATTGCCGTCGATGATCTTGGTGCGAACGCCGGTGATGCCGCCGTAGGTCGAGGTGCCGTCGCCGTTGAACCCGCAGTCATCTTCCTTGACCGCGAAGGCATAGGCGATTTCGCGCGCCAGCCAGTCGGCCATGTTGATGACCGCATCCTCGGCGATCTCCGAGGACATGCGCGTGAGGGTCGCC